AACATACGATGAAAGCGAACGAGGGTTCACCTAGAACTGACAATGCTATGGATAGTCGTCCTAGGGACTTCCCAGATCAACCAACAGAAAGATTGGAGCGTACATTATGAAGATGTGGGAGACAAAATGCTCTGGGTGTGGTAAGATGACACCAGCGAATCAGTGCCCTCAATTGAGGATGGTTCCCCTTTGTAAACCTTGTTGGTTGAAATCCATTAAGAAATGAAGTTTAAAGCATTAGTATTCATCCGACTACGATCACAGGTTGATGACTCACCAGGTAATGCTGTGAGAGATGGTAGTAAGCGATTGTCTGAGTTAGATATCAAGAAACTTAGACTTGGTAAGGTGATTGATATTTGGTTAGAAGCAGAGAGCAGGGAGTATGCTGAGAAGGAACTCGAAATGCTTTCAGATCGTTTCTATGCTAATACAGTCATGGAAGACTGGGATTATGAATTGACTGAGATTGACACATTCCCCAAAGGTATTGAATAATGGATGATTTTAACGCACCAGGATCTAACAAGACAGGACTCACTCCTGTATTCAAAGAGTTCGTAGTTAATTTACAGATAGATAATGTGGTGAAGATCTTAGATGCTAAGATCGATCGTTGTCGTGTTTACGACAGTGACAACCGAGATGAAGTTTATCATAAAATCACAATTACATATAAGGACCCAAAATGAAATCAGTCATTTATTCAAACGGAAGTCAAGAGTGTGAGCGTATGGCATCGTTGCTATACTCACTAGGTGGTGAATTTCTAGAATATCGTCTAAATGAACATTTTTCTCAAAGATCCTTTGAGAATGAGTTTGGTCCAGAAGCAACATATCCCCAAGTCTCGATCGGTGTCAAGCATCTTGGGGATATGAAGGAAACCCTACATTGGTTGGGTGATAAGGGTTTACTTAGTAACCACCATATCCATACCCACTAGAACCAGAGGATCCAGAACTAGAAGAAGAACCACTGCTGCTACTGCTGCTACTGGAAGAAGAACTGCTGCTGCTAGCACCGTTACTATTAGCAGTGCTACTAGCATCTGTGGTTCCTGCCACAACACCAGAAGAGTTCACAAGGTTCTCAGCAGTTGCTGTGGATCCACCATCACTATTAGTAACTGTTGCACCAGAGTCTAACGTTGTAGTACGAATAACTCTGGAACCAAGTTCTTGCTGTCCAGCGAATGCAATAGATGGTGAGAGACCATATCGAGTAGAATATATGTCCTTGGCGGTGATGAATACCTCTTGGACAGAATTTGGTGTCATCTTAACCTGATCACCATCACCAATTTCTTCACTTGGTAGATATTCCAGAAGACTTTCAAATTCATCAACAAACTGTTCTACGTAGTCATTACGTAAAACCCAAATATTTGCTTTCTCATCATTTAGATTCCTTTCATGTTCCCAGTTTGATACTGGATATACGATAGGAGTTACTTGTGTTCCATCAGGTCTATAATACCTAAAAGTGCTATTAACAACAGTACCTTCATGTAAGAGAGTATCACCTTGATCACTCTTTACTTCAAAAGTTTCATGATGATGGATTTGGTTGATTTGACTATTATATCTAGTATCAACATACTTATATAACTCTTGCTCATCCATCGGCCATTCATTATAAATGTTGATAATGTTGTTGCATAGCAATATCACCCAGTCTAATTCTGGGTCACCATAAAGTTCATTTGCAACCTGATAAGGACTTTCATTATTAACAATAGAATATTGCTCAAAACCTAAGATATCCTCTTGGACAATATCTCGAATCTTGATTCGTCGGAAGATATTCTTAGCAACAATGTAAGGTTCAACATTATTCTTCCTAAAAGAAGATATGCGTACCTTTACATTTGGGATTAGTTCAAAATAATGTGTCATTTGTTCTTAGCGCCGTTTTTGTACATATCACGAGTGATGAACGCAGTCTCATCAAATGTCAATGTCATTCTGTATGATGCAGGACCGAAGTCTGTACCATCATCAGCAAGACCTCTGATTGAACTATTTTGTCCTGATGGTGTCATATTGACTTGCATGTTAGTCAACACCATATTGACAGGATACGTAAGTAGTGTTGCTAATGTTTCAGGACGAGTTATCTCACCTCCACCCTTTGCAGTCTTGCTACCAGCACTTGGATTGTATCTAATCAGTTCTGCTTTAAAGAAACGTGGGATAGTTAACCATCTTGCTGCCTCACCACTTGTACCAGGTAGCATTGCATCCCTGAGTGTATGAACAATTTTGACAATGTTCTCTGCTTCCTTTGCATTACGTGGTGACATATCAAAGGTAAAGTTGTGAGAACGATAGTTAACACCTTTGAACACTGTTTCTTGGTATGGGTTGAATACCTTACCCTTTGCTAATGCTGCCATCTGGTTCTTATCCAGAGCGCCATCAGTACCAGCAAAACTATTCAAACCGTTGAAGATCTGAGAGACTGCACTAAACGCAATCTCTGGTTTTGCTGCATTTGCTCCTTGCTGCACCTTATCAACAATATTTGACATATCGTTATTCTTCATTGCTTCCACAACAGCAGAACCGAATGGTCCTAGTGTTGCTTTGTCATAAGTAGTGCTGAATGTCTCACTTAAATCATGTGGTAAGTATAAGTACACAGACTTCATGATCTGATCTGCTGTACCTGTCTTTGCTTTACCGCCACCCTTACCAGGTTGACCAGCATAAGTATATGGATTATTCTTCTCAGAGTCGTAGATAGAGAACTTCAAGTAGTCCATACTACGTGTAGAACTTGTAGAGCGTCTAGATATTGACCCGTCTCCCTTACCTCTCGGACCACGAGGCAACTGTAATGGATAAATAAGTCTAGCGCCATCAGTGCCAATCTTTCCCATCCCACTATTTTTCTTAGCGGACTGAGGATTGTTTCTTGCTTTTTTATTCTTTTGTGGCATGAGTTATTCAGGAAAGTTTAGACCGTCAAACACTCATAAGTATAAAGGTGATCCCACAAATATTATTTATAGAAGTTTATGGGAAAGAAAGTTCATGATGTGGTGCGATAAGAATGAGAATGTTCTTGAATGGGGTAGCGAAGAGATCGTCATTCCATATATCAGTCCTGTCGATAACCGTCCCCATCGTTATTTTCCAGACTTTTATGTGCGAGCACGAACTAAAACTGGCAAGACTGAAAAGTACATCATTGAGGTTAAACCCGCTGCACAAACCGTACCGCCGAAGAAGTCTAAAAGAGTAACGAAGAGATATATTAGTGAAGTGAAGACATATGCTGTGAATGATGCTAAATGGAAAGCAGCGAAAGAGTATTGTCTTGATAGAAGAATGAGATTTATGATACTGACCGAACACGAATTAAAGGTATGAGTATCTTCAACGATGTCAAAGATCTTGCTGGTGGTAGCAAGCAATCCAAAGAATGGTATCGATCTCAGTTTATGTATGGACTACAAGATTCCACAGGGTTCAATGTAGGTGATGTTATATTCTTTTCATATTCTGCACAAACTGAGGGATTGCAGTATTATGATAAATTCCCTATGGTATTAGTAACTGATGTAGATCTACCTAAGAAACAATTCTCTGGTGGTAATTTACATTATCTACGACCAAGTACACGAACAGGTATTGCTAGAACGTGGGGTGGGGGATCACTATCGTATCCTATGCGTTGCCATCATAAATACTTTATGTCAAATGCAGGTAATATTAAAACTGTGCCTTCTATTGATCTAAAAGAAATGAAAGTACCACTACCATTGGAGCAATTCACAATGGATGTTGCTGGTCGTTACATTGATGTACCTAGTAGTATTATTTGGAGTAGATAGTGGCAACCCCCAACAGATTTACTGATTTCAGAGAACAAATTGCAACCAATGCAGGTGCTCCTGCTACTAGCAATCTGTATCAGATCATTTTGCCATTGCCAGCAGTATTCTCTGATGTGCAGAATAATACCATAGACCCGCAGATACGCAATCGGGCAAGAAATACTATGCGTAATATTAATTATTATGCATCCAATGTAACTGTCCCTAGTAGAGCAATCACTACTGGTGAAGTTAACAACTTTGGTATGATGCGTCGATTCGTGACAGGTCAAACTAACTCTGAGATTACTATTTCATTCTTAGTTACCAAAGATATGCAGCATAGAATGTTCTTTGAGCAATGGATGAATGCTGCTGCCTCTGACTCTGACAATACTGTGGGTTTCTATGATAATTATGTGACAGATATGATGATCGTTAAGTGGGAGCATGGAGCAAACTTTAAGATCAAACCTAAGGGGTTTCCTAAGTCAACAGGTTTGCATCCATCACAGGCATCTGCTGTGTGGAAGATGTATGGTGCATTCCCAACTAATATTAGTACAATGACATTTGATAACGAACAGACAAATTTGTTACAAATGGATATACAGTTCTACTTTGAACGGTATCGTTTTGATCAAGTATCCCCTCACACACTCAAAACAAGAGGTGGTAAGAGAAGTGTTATCAGTTATGATGAGATTCAAACCAGAATATCTGGTTCGGGCAATCCTGATGTACAAAGGTTTAGCATCGGATAACCTGTCTAAATAATTACATCGTAATTTCATACTATGCCACTTCCTACTCTTGTTATCCCTGATTATGAGTGCAAAATGCCCATCAGTGGAACAAAGGTCACGTATAGACCTTTCCTTGTAAAAGAGGAGAAACTACTTTATCTCGCTATGGAGAGTCAGAACGAGAAAGAGATGTTCAAAGCAGTCAAGACTATCTTGAAGGCGTGTACTAATCTTAGAACAGTTGACAACCTTGCAACATTTGAGATTGAATATCTATTCTTGAAGATCAGATCCAAGGCAGTTGGTGAAGTTAGTGAATTCAAAGTCACATGTCAAGATGATGGTGAAACCCAAGTTGATGTTGCTATCAACCTTGAAGATGTTGAGGTAATCGTTCCTAAGGAACACAAAAAGATTATCAAACTGAATGAAACTGTCAAGATTGAGATGAAGTATCCTGCTCTTGAATCATTCGTCGATCGAAACATGAAAGACGAACCTGATATTGATGATGTGTTTGATCTTGCTGCTAGTTGCATCAAGAAAGTATATGAAGGTGAAGAGACCTATGATTCATTCACTAAGAATGAAGCAAAGGAATTCCTTGGTCAGATGAACAATGAACAGTTCGGTATGATTCAAACATTCTTCGACACCATGCCTAAACTAGTGCATGAGTTCGATGTTGAGAATCCTAAGACCAAAGTTGTGAATACTGTTACACTTGAAGGACTCGCTTCTTTTTTCGCATAGCCCTGATGCATAGTAGTCTTGAAAATTATTACAAGACTAACTTCGCCTTAATGCATCATCATAAGTATTCACTCGCTGAGTTGGAAACCATGATACCTTGGGAACGAGAAGTTTATACTAACTTGCTCTTGGCATACCTCCAAGAAGAAGAACGAGAAAGATCTAAACAGAAGAACTCCCTCTAATGGCAGCAACTCTAAGAAAATATATTACGGTCAGTCCCAGTCAAGATACTGGTTCTGATGATTTGGGCAAGGTATTTAAAAAAATGACCATTGCCCAAAACCGTATGGGTGGTGCTGTAACAAATATTGGTGTACAACTTACAGAGTTTAAAACATTAGTCCAGATGTATCAAGAGTCCACAGTAGGATTCTTGCAAGAAGAGGTAGATATATCAACGGAAGAGAGTGAACATAGGAAGAAGATAATTGAAGCAAAGAGTGATGCACTTGGTAGGAAGAAAGGTTTACAGCAAGATAAGTTAGCAGAGAAGAAGCAAGAAACTCTGAATGAGAAAGGTGAAGAGAAGTTAGGGGAAGAAGAAGGTAAGAAAGAGAAAAAGTCTAGGTTTGGGTGGTTAAAGAAACTACTCAAACCAATGACATTGCTCATTAGTGGTTTAGTTAAGTTAGTTGCTATACCCGTCATAATGAGTGTGATGGATTGGATAGGTGATCCAAAAAATAAAGAGAAGATAACAAAAGTAATAGGTTTCTTTGCTGCTATTTGGAAATTTGCCAACTTCTTCACCCGTATGGGTGTTGGTTTGGTTCTGGATGGCATAACTGACGTATTTGGACATGACCCCGACAAGGGTATGATCGGGGGTGCTCTCGATAAGATGTTTGGCGTCCTTAAAATCTTAGCGGGACTCGCTTCGATTCAGTTGGCAACACGCATCCTAATGCCATGGAAGTTGATAGGTGATGTCAAATTCATGTTTGGTCTGGGCAAGGCGCTAGACGCTGTTGAGACCGCTGGATGTGGACCAAAAAGACCCAAAATTAGACGTAAGACACCTGGCAGAGATGGTAGAACTGCTAAGCAACGTCTCAAAGATATGAAGAGAGCGAAGAGACTTAGGAGGATAAAGGCTCTTCGCGGTAAGATCACTCAGAAGTTTGGGGCAGCGGCAACTAGGATCAATGGTCTATTCAAGAAACCACCAGTACCTACTGTAAAACCAAAACCAGTATCACCGTTCCAACAGGCGCAGGGTCAGAAAGCGGCAACGCAACGCCTTACCACTGGTGTTGCTACTGATGTTGTTGAGGAGGGTAGTGAGAAACTTACAAAAGCAGCAGCAAAGAACAAGGGTGTCACTGGTGTTCTTAGAAATCTTTGGGGTGGTGTTGTCGATGCAGGTGCTGTTGCCAAGACAAAACTCAAAGAGGGTGGTAGTTTTGCATTAAAGCAGGTAGGCAGACTTAACAATTGGTTTGGTGCTCGTGCTGCTGGATTGATTGATAATGTCAAGGGCATGGGTCAAGGCATCTGGGACTTTGGTAAGAAAGCGGGGAAGAGTCTTGGTGATGTTGTCGAACTGGCAAAGAATCCTAAGGCACTTGCTGCAAAGGTAACTACAAAAGTTAAAGCCTTCATCAAACCTGTATTAGAAAAGAATCCTCAGGCAAAGAAGATTCAAGAGTTTGCTGAGTTACCAAGAGGGCAACAGGTAAAGCAGGCAGGAAAATCTGTTTGGGGTTTCTTAAAATCAGGATTTAAGAATCCTGGGTTCAAGACCATGCGAGAGTTTCTTGGTGCTGCGAAATCCAGCATGAAGATCGGTGGTATTGATACACTGATTGCCTCTATCATGGCATTGTTAGATTATGGTGTGTTTGGTGAGTCACCTATCAACGCTATACTGAAAGCATTAGGTGGTTTATTAGGATATAGTGCTGGTTTTGCTATTGGTGCTCCATTCGGTGGTGTTCCTGGTTTCGTTACTGGTGCTGCTGGTGGATTCGCTGGTGAATGGGCAGCAGAGCAATTACTTGGTTTGCTTGCTAAGACTGGTCTGAAAGATATAGATGATCCAATTGCTGCGGCGATTGGTGGTGATTTTGCAAAAAGGAAGATTGTACGTGATCCTAAGGAGGGAATGCCTGGTATGGAGGCATTGATGGGTGCCGCTGAGAATGATGGTGATGGTACGTCAGAGATCAAACCACCAGATCTTCCTGAGATGGCAAAGGGTGGTGCTATTCGCGCACACAACCAAGGAACTAAGAGATTTGTAGATCCTGTTATTCTGAAACGGAAAGATACTGCAAAGACACCTGTTTCCGATTGGGGTAAATTTGCTAAGGGTGGTACTGTCAATGGACAACTACCTGATGAAGATCTAGTATCTATTGGTAGTGGTCATAAACTTGCTAAGGGAATTGCACCACAGTTCAAGGCAATGATGCAATCAGCATCAGAGTCTGGATTCAAGATGGGAACTCATTTTAGAATCAACTCATCATATAGAACATATGATAAGCAGAAGCAACTTTATGATCAATTAGGACCTGGTACTGCTGCATATCCAGGAACATCTAATCATGGTTTAGGTAAAGCAGTTGACCTTTGGTACACTAATGCATCATATAAATGGTTAAGGAAGAATGCAGGCAAATTTGGTTTTGGTCAGATACCAGGATATGAAACAGACAATCCTGATGGACATGAAGCATGGCACTGGGAGAATCTGAGTGGTTCTGGTAGTAAGGATGGTGCTGGATCTTATGTTGCATCTGGCGATGCTGGTGGTGGTAACACAGGTGGTGGTGGATCTACTGCTAAAACAGGTGACAACAGTGGTAGTGGTACCACAGAAGCAAAGAAGGAAGAATACAAATCAACTGGTAGTATTGTAGATTTCTTTAAGAAATCTGTTGGTATGTTAGGGCAGTATGCATCAGATGCATCAGCAATGGATGGTTCAGGAATGCCACCAAGTCCTATACCAACATCCACAAGTATGCCAAAGACACCGTTGAATGGTATAGGACCTGTTGCTGATGGTGCTGCATATGCTACCAAAATCAATGATGCAGCAAAGTCTAAGAGCACTGCACCTTCTAGCATAAATACAAAAGTAGATAAATTAAAATCTCTATCTGCTGCAAAGGTACGTAGAGATAAGCAACCCGCTAAACCTGATATGATGATTGCCGTGCAACCAGTTATCCAGACTAAGACAGTCAATGCTGGTGGCGGTGGTGGTAACTCTTCTCCCGCATCATCTCCCCTGCTTACAAAGTAAATGGCAGAAACCAAAGCAAGATTATATAAGTATGTAACACCTCCTTCCACTACTGGTAAGGGTGGAATTACTGTGAAGATTGGTGATAAGACAATCACTTCACCAACAGTGGGTTTTGTTAAAAATATCAAAGCAGTCAACAGTCTTGGTGCGACTACCAATAGTATTGCTATTTTAGTTGAGGACATGAGTGCCTCATTCAAGAATTTTTATTCACAAACTCTTTCGTTGCAGCAAGGGTTGATTGATCAACGTAGAGATGCGATGGCAGATGAGAAGAAACTTCTCAAAGATCAGAAACGTAAAGATAAGAAAGCAGAAGGGTTAGAACAAGATAAGAAGGCAGAAAATAAGCAAGAAGGTAAAGGTAAGAGGAGTTCTATTGGTGAGAAGAGTAAAGCAATTGCTGCTAAGTCACTAGGATTCTTTAAAGGTCTTGCTTCACTGTTTGGGGGTATCTTCAAATCAATGCTCCTTTATGGATTGATGGATTGGTTGGGTGATCCAGCGAACACCAAAAAAGTAAAGAAACTGTTCGAGGCAATACAATCTATTGGTAAGTTTCTTATCGAAACCTATGGTGCATTAGTTAAGATGGGACTTAACGGTCTCGTAGAATTTTTAGAAAACCCACTAAGTTTGGGTGGTGTATTTGGTATTATCAAATTTATTACAGCACTGGGACTCATATTTGCTCCTGCTGCCGTAGCAAAACTAGGTCTTGGTTTATTCTTTAAACTAGCGAAAGGGGGTGGATTAGTTAAAGGTCTTACTTCTTTTATTACCACATTATTCACTACTACTACTTCATTAATGAAAGGACTGTTTGCCTTTGTTAAAGGTAGAGGTCTTTGGGTAGCAGGAGCATTCTTAGCAGGTACCGCAGCAGTTGCAGTTGCTGGTGGATTTAATGAAGATCCTACTAATGAAAGTGTCGATGCGATGGTGGAGGATAAGGGTGAAGAAGAGACTGAGAAGCAACTAACAAAGCAGTTAGAAAGTCTTAACTTCATTCAGAAGATGTTGGGTAAAGATAAACCCATCAAAGAACAAATAGAAAGGTTAGAAGAGAAAGCAGTAGGTGGTCCAGTTGGTAAAGCATCAGGTGGTGGATGGATTAACGGTCCTCAATCTGGATATCCTGTATCACTTGATGGTGGAAGGTCAACCTCATTCATCGGTCATGGTACTGAATGGGTAGGTAAACGTTCTGGTGGTGGTGATGCATTCGTTGTACCATTCGATACTCCTGCAACTAGGGGTGGCAATGGTCTGACTAACATGAGAATGCAGCAGGCGAAAGCGGGTGGATATGGACTCCCTGCATTTGCTAAGGGTGGTAAGTTATCAGGTACAAAGAATCACCGTCGTGATGGTTCTCAGGAAGAGAATCGTCTTGCTGGAATGGATAGAATGGCGAAAGGTGGCAAGATGTTCTTGCACTGGACCGCTGGTGGTGGTAACTTCAAACAGAAAGGTAAGTACCACGGTATCATTCAAGGTGATGGTAGTGTATATCGAGCACACCCCTATGATCAAAGAGGTGGTGTTGCACACACATATTTAAGAAATAGTACAGGTATTGGATTGTCTCTCGCTGCGATGTCAGGTGGGGCAGGTAATTATCGTTGGCCTAGTGATGATCAAGTCACTTCAATGTCCAAAGAGATTGCTAATATTGCAAAGAACAGAGGGTGGTCTCCTAATGATATTAATGTCAAGAATGTGATGACTCATGCGGAGGCAGCGTCTGGTAAAGATGGTTTACTTCCTCGCAATGATAACTATGGTCCTACGGCGTGGGGTGGTGATGGAGCACGTTGGGATCTCTGGCACCTTACTAAGGATGGAGAAAAAGGTTCTGGTGGTAACATCATTCGCGCTAAGGCGAGAGGATTTATGGGTGGTGATTCCACCGTGGCAGAGTCATCAGGATCCGTAGCACCAATCAAGGGAGCAAAGACAACTGTGTCTAGTCCCAATGGTTCAACTACAACGCCCTCAGGCAGTCCTAGCGCGTCTCCTGGGGCGGGTGAAACACAGCAAGAGGCACAATATAAGTCCACTGGTGCAATTATGGATTTCTTTGGGAAATCCGCTGGGATGTTAGGAAACTATGCATCAGATGCTAGTGCCATGGATGGATTCTCTTCGGGTGGTAAATGGGCACCGTTGTTGAATCTGGTTGCTGGTAAAGAATCTGGTGGTAATTATGAAGCGATGTATCCTAGTACCACTCTTCCAGGTGCTACTAAGATGACCATTTCTCAGGTTATTGGTCAGGCATCAGGTGCAGTAGGTAAGTATCAACAACTTCCACGTTTCCTTGCTGAACGAGCAAGAAAGGCAGGTTTAGATCCAGATAAAGATCTATACAATGCTGCTAATCAAGATAAGATTATTATTGAGGCAAACTTAAAAGCGCGTGGAGCAGAATCCTGGTTAGCGGGTAAGATGACTGATAGAGAATTCATGCAAGGATTATCTCAGGAGTTTGCGTCACTACCTAATATGGATGGTAAGTTCCATTATCCAGGTCAAAGCAGTGCAATGACTCCTGACAAGATCATGACAGCATTGAAGCAAGTGAAGAAAGGTGGTATTCCTAAGTTTGATCCTAATAAGAAATATCAGACTGGTGATATCGTCATGAAGGATGGTAAACAAAAGATCTTTGATGGTATGGGTTGGGGTGCTCATGATGGTGTGAGTGCTACTTCACAGGGCACATCAGCAGATACTTTGAGTGCAACTGAACCATCAACAGGTGATGGAGGACAAAAGAAACCCACTGTTGAAAGTGTAAAGGATAATATTGCCAGTAAGTTGAGTATGTTGCAGAAGTATGCTACGGATGCATCAGCAATGGATGATGATGGTGGTATTTCTGCTAGTGATAAAACATTTGGTGCAGATCTTCTAGCAGGAATGCAGAAGAAGGAAGATGATGCAGCAGCAGAAGCAAAAGAGGGTGCTGGTCCTTCTGCTGCCACCTTACCTCCTCAGGGTGGTGGTGGTGACGAAGTTGCTGCTGCTGCTCCATCAGGTGGTGGTGGCAGTAGTGAACCCTATATAATACCAGCAAATGATTATGCCAGACCTAGGTTTGGGATTACATCGGATATCTTTAACTCACCTGTTAGCATAGCGTAATGGCAGACACCAAGTCTTATAAACTAACCAAAGCAGATTTACATGTACGTGGTAATAATGAACCTCTTGACATCAAAAGTATCATTAGTGAATTTGTTTGGTTTGAATCGATTGATTCGCCATTCATTCGATTGGATGTTGGTATTCTGGATTCCACAGATTTAGATACCAGATTGTATGGTACTGAGATGCTGGATATTGAATTCTCCACGTTCGCTGGTCAGGAAGAGGGAAGGAAGGAAGGTAGATGTAAAGCAACCTTCAAGATGTATAAGATTGGTTCTGTTCTGAAATCAGAAAGAGCAAAGATGTATATCCTACATTTTGCACCAGAGCAGATGTACTTCAATGAAGCAAACCGTGCATTCGGTATGTTTGGTGTGAAGAATGGAAAACAAGATCTTGTTCAGGCGATGTTGAAGAAGCATTTAAAGATACCTAACAAAGAGATCTTTGTTGAGTCACACACTCCTATGAATGTGATCTGCCCTAATTGGAGACCTGTTGATGCTATATCATATCTAACTGATAAAGTTTCCAGAGTAGGTAAAGGTAGGAATAGTAAGACTGGCAAGAAAGGAACTTCTAAGAAGCAAGCAGGATTTTTGTTCTGGCAGAATAAGCATGGATATAATTTTGCATCGATTGATATGCTATGTGAGCAGGATTCCATTAATGAATTCATCTATGGTCAGAAGAATGTGAATGGTAATGATCCCGTAGCAGATATGAATAGGATTGAGAGTATCAAATATCCTGATCGTGCTAATCAATTAGAAAAACTTAGGAATGGTATCTACAAAACAACAACCTTTGGTGTTGTGATGGCAGCGCCTACAATGAGTTCATTGCCCACCTCAGGTGCATCTACCGATACAGAAGGTCCAGAAGGCACTGTAATGGGTCCTGTGGTATCACAAATCCTACAACTGTTCAAGAAAGCATCAACCTTAGAGAAAGAGTTTCCATACGATCTTGAAGCAATCGAAGAATTTCTTGATCTACACCCAACTAGATCCAGAATGAAAATTCTGCCTAAGATGACACAGCAGGATTCAAACAATATGGATGGTGGTGCAGAGGAAGAGAGTGCAAGTATTCTTAATGCTTCATCATATGCATCTCAACGTTGGTACCTATTAAATACGCATACGCTAACAATTAAGGTACCAGGAAACACCAGAATGTTCGCAGGTGCTGTAATTAAGGTGAAGATACCTACATCTCAACAGAAGAATAAGAATAAACTACCAAAAGATCGTATGTTTTCGGGCAAATACCTCGTAAAAGGGGTCAAACATGTGTATTCTAACACAGGAATGACCACAGAACTGTTTTTATGCAGAGATTCATTACCAGCCTATAATAAATAGTCCCATACTAATTAAAGTATTACGATGAAAGATATCACAACTCATATCAACAAAGACGTAGAAGAACTAAACGGTACTGAGTGCTCTGCACAACGTAAGCGTCACCTCACATCTGAACTGAACGATCTTCTACTGTGGCAGGAAGGACATCCTAATGATCCTCACGATCCTAGTCCCTTGGAAATGTTCTGTGACCAGAACCCATCAGAACCTGAATGTCTGATCTACGAGGACTGACTTGACAGAGTATAGATAAAGTATTATACTCAACACTGTAAGGGTTCACAGGGCAAGGGCCTTAAAGATACTATGGAATACATTGACATTGACGCCCCTTACAGTTTCATAGGTGGGGGTAAGATCAGTCCAGAAATTTGTGATGGACTGATCGACTTCTACAATACGTGTGACTATCTGGATAAGGAACAGGGAGAGTGTGGTGGTGCTGGTGTCGATAAGGACATCAAAGATTCCATTGACTTAACACTTCCTAGGTATATTAAAGATAAACGAGTAACGGATTATATTGATAGTTTGGCAGAAGTCACTAAAAATTATTGTGACTTTTTTCCACAACTCAAAACTTTTGAGTGGGATATTATTGAAGACTTTAATATTCAATGTTATCCACCTGGTGGTGGATTCAAGAAACTACACTGTGAACGTGCTAGGAATCATGCATCATGCAATGGTAGGATCATGGCATGGATGACATACCTAAATGATATTGAAGAGGGTGGGGAAACATATTTCTCTCAGCAGAAGGCAAAGGTTAAACCTGCCAAAGGATTGACTCTTATTTGGCCTGCTGACTGGACACATATGCACCATGGTATACCTGCACCCAATGAAGAGAAAATGATTATTACTGGATGGTATGACCTTATTTGAAAATATGATTCTTGGTCATTATAGGAATAAGAAACAAGCACAGTCTAATCCTACTAAATGGCCACAGATTAACATCTTATACACCAAGATTGATGATCTTGTGTTAGAATTGAAGCAATGGTATAACTATCAAGGC